CAATTTAAGAATCAAGCTGATCTTACAAAAGGTCTAATAGAATTTATCGGCAGTAGAAAGGGCGAAATTACGCAACCGGGAGGCAAGGTAGCCGAAAGCTTTAACAAAGTCGGTGATGTATTATTAGGAACTGTTAAATCACTGTCAGGTGTAGTTGATAAAATGGGTACTATAGCTGACCGAATAATATCTAAACTTCCAGGAAGAGCTACAGGTTCACTAGGCACAACTGGTAAATTATTTGAAGATTTTGGAGAAGGCACTCTGGTTAAACTGCATGGAGTTGAAAGTGTTATGACTCCTAAAAATGTTAAAGATCTGTTAGAAAATGCTCAAGCCGGGGTAATGAAAGGTATCCAAACAGAAACAACCGCTGTAGAGTCAGCGGCTGAATCTAGTCAATTAACATCTACATTATCTACATTGGCTAATCAAATTACTAACAGTAATCAAATGCAAATTAGTAAACTAGACGAGTTAATTTCCACAATGCGTGATAAAACCATTTGGGAAGATATGCTTAGAACTTTAGAAGATAACACTGACTACACAAAAAGAATCGCTGATAATACGTAATAGCAGCGGTAAATATAGTATTCATTGAGATAACATATGACTTGGCGCAAGTATTTTAAAAGCAGCAATCTACCCAGCAACATCAGTCCAATTGGTAGTGGTCGTGTTCCTGACGCAGGATATAGGAATTACCAAAGTAATCTTCCGGATGTTTATATAGGTCATCCTAATCGTATTGAACGATATAATCAATATGAACAAATGGATATGGATTCAGAAATTAATGCTGCATTAGACATTCTTTCTGAGTTTATGACACAGAAAAATGAAGCAAATAATACGCCATTTGATATTAAATTTAAAGATGACCCCACTGATAATGAAGTTAAAATTATCAAAGAACAACTACAACAATGGGTAAAATTAAACGAATTTAACAGCAGAATATTCAAGATAGTTAGAAATACCATAAAATACGGCGATCAAGTATTTGTGCGAGATCCAGAAAACTTTAAGTTATTCTGGGTAGAAATGAGCAAAGTTGTTAAGGTTATTGTAAACGAAAGCGAAGGCAAAAAACCTGAACAATATATTCTAAAAGATATTAATCCTAATTTTCAAAATTTAACTGTAACTGCTGTAACCACAAGCGATCAATACATGAACCATCCTCAAGTGGGCGGACCAAGTGGTAGTTACGTGCAACCTAACGTGCCATTGGGCGGCGGCGGAAGATTTACTCGTGCCCAAAATGAAGCAGCAATTAACGCAGAACACATTGTGCATCTCAGTTTAACTGAGGGTTTGGATGTGTATTGGCCATTTGGTACTAGTGTACTAGAAAATGTGTTTAAAGTTTTTAAACAAAAAGAATTACTAGAAGACGCTATTATTATCTATCGTGTGCAGCGAGCTCCCGAACGCAGAGTGTTCAAAATTGATGTAGGCAACATGCCCAGTCACATGGCCATGGCCTATGTGGAACGAATCAAAAACGAAATCAGTCAGCGTAGAATTCCTACACAGTCCGGTGGTGGTGCCAACATGATGGATGCCACATACAATCCGTTGGCGCAAATGGAGGATTACTTCTTTCCTGTGACGTCTGATAATCGTGGTTCTACTGTAGATACACTAGCTGGTGCTAGCAATCTAGGCGAAATCACAGACTTACGTTATTTTACTAATAAATTGTTCCGTGGTCTGCGTATTCCTAGCAGCTACTTGCCGGTTACACTAGAAGATGGAACTCAGGGATACAACGATGGTCGAGTTGGTACTGCACTTATACAAGAATGGCGCTTTAACCAATACTGCCAACGTCTACAAAGTTCAATAATTGAAACACTTGATCAAGAATTTAAACTGTTTATGCGCTGGCGCGGAGTTAACATTGACAGCCAACTGTTTGAATTAATATTTGAACCTCCGCAGAACTTTGCTCAATATAGACAGGCTGATGTTGATGCAGCCAGAATTGGTACATTTACACAGCTAGAAGCTTATCCCTATTTTAGTAAACGATTCTTAATGAAGCGTTATCTGGGCATGAGTGAGCAGGAAATGAGTGAAAATGAAACCATGTGGGCTGAGGAACAGGGCGATGTAGAAATAGCGCCACTAGAAGATCCTAACTTAAGAAGTGTAGGTATCAGTCCAGGCGGTATAGCATCAGACTTAGAAAATCTAGCTCCAGAAGAAACCGCACCAGAAGGACAGGCACAACCTGGCGCCGCGACACCAATGGGCGGCGGACCAGTTTCAGCACCAACACCGGCTGCTGGCGCACCGGCTGCGATTTAGTAAGTTTGGTTAAATAACATTATGATCGTTACTGAACTATTTGAACCAGCTAAGCCAGGATATGAATCTCCTGGACTGGATAACACTCCTCTAAAGCTGTCAGATCTACGCAAAACTAGACTTACTCTGGCAGATCTTAGCCGCTTGAGAATGGCCAACGATGTACGTAAAGTTGAGCATGAAAAGAAACTAGAAAAAGTAACAAAGCAATATAAACCACCAATGGCAGCACCTGGACCGGTGTAGCCTGTCTAAATCCTTCAAAAAAACACCATTTAACCCCGTTATCTGCGTATTTTAGTAAATAAAATACAGCCATATTATTATAAGGAGTTCCTAATGAACAAATATGAACAGCTAATTGAACACATTATCAACGACGAGGAAGACAAAGCTCGTGCGTTGTTCCACGAAATCGTGGTAGAAAAAAGCCGCGATATTTACGAAAGCCTAATGGACGAAGAGTACGCCGAAGAAGGTATGCACGGCGGCGTAGGTGGCGATCAAGTTGAAAGCATGGTAGACGAAATCGCTATGGACGAAACTGACGGCATCGGCGAAGGTGAAGATGACGACATGGACATGGGCGACATGGACATGGGCGATGATGATCATCATGCTGATGTTGGTGGCGAAGAAAATCTAGAGCAAAAAGTTATGGATCTAGAGAGCGAGCTAGAAGCACTAAAGGCTGAATTTGAACAGCTAATGGGCGACGAAGAAGGCGACATGGACGATATGGACATGGGCGACATGGACAGTGAAGAAGGCGAAGAAGAGGAAGAAAACTTCGCAATGATGGAAGCTGAAAAAGAAGACGAAGATGAAGAAGATGAAGAAATGTCGGAATCTGTATACGAATCCAAGCAGCGTCGTCCACTACAAAAAACCGCAGTAGATCTAATGCGTGAATATGTAGAAAAAATCAGCTCACCTAGCAACACAGAAGGTCAACCAGCAGGTACTAGCACAGGTGGCGATCATGCAAATGTTAACACCCAGTCAACAGTGGCAGGCAAGAACGACATGGGCGGTACAGCTAAGAACTTAGCTCAAGGTGCAAGCGAAAGTGCACCAGACGGCACAAGTGCTCCAAAGAAAGGCACAACCAAAGACCTACCAGGTGCTGGTAAGTTTGAAAATGTTCCAGGAGCAAAAGCTGGCAATGCATTTGCTAACAAAGCAAAAGCAAAAGCAGGCGAAGGGCAAACTACCGATGGTTCCGTACCTGTTAACAAAACAAGTATTGAACAAGGTGGCAAATAATTAGGGCAATAATATGGCTTTGTACCTAAAAGAAGATCTTACTTTTGACCGTGCGCAGATAGAAGTCTTGTCCGAAGATTCTACAAACGGTCAAGGTAAGAATCTTTATATGAAAGGGATATTCATCGAGGGCGGTGTTAAAAACGCCAACCAACGTGTTTATCCTGTTTCTGAAATTGAAAAAGCCGTAACACAGGTCAACGAGCAAATCAAGAGCGGACACAGTGTTCTTGGTGAAGTTGATCACCCTGATGACCTAAAGATTAATTTGGATCGTGTGTCACATATGATTGAAGGTATGTGGATGGACGGTCCTTGTGGTCACGGTAAACTAAAAATTCTACCAACACCAATGGGTAAACTAGTTGAAGCTATGTTAACTAGTGGTGTTAAGCTAGGCGTTAGTAGCCGTGGTTCAGGTGAAGTGAATGAGAGTACAGGACATGTTAGTGGTTTTGATATCATTACCGTTGACATCGTAGCACAGCCTTCGGCCCCGCATGCATATCCTAAAGCAATCTATGAGAGCTTGATGAATATGCGTCACGGACACCGAGTGTTAGATGTGGCTCGTGATGCCACACAAGATCAAAGAGTACAGAAGTACCTGAAAGAAGGCATTACACGCCTTATCAATGACCTTAAGTTAAAATAGGAGAAACCTGATGTTATTAGATGCTATCAAACCATTGGTAGACAGCGGCATCATAAACGAAGATACTCGTCAAGCAATTTCTGAAGCTTGGGAAGCAAAACTTCTCGAAGCCCGTGAAAGTGTTCGTGCAGAACTTCGTGAAGAATTCGCTCAAAGATACCAACATGACAAACAAGTTATGGTTGAAGCTCTAGACAAAATGGTAACTGAATCTCTGCACAACGAACTCGAAGAGTTCGCTACAGAGAAACAAGCTCTAGCAGAAGATCGTGCGAAGTTTAAAGTTCACATGATGGAAAGCAGCACCAAGTTTAATGATTTCATGGTTGGTAAACTAGCCGAAGAAATCCGTGAACTACGCGAAGATCGTAAACAATATGAGAATAGCATCAGTAAGCTAGAATCATTTGTTATTAAGTCTTTAGCGGAAGAAATTCAAGAGTTTGAGCAAGACAAGCAAGCAGTGGTTGAGACAAAAGTTCGTCTGATTGCTGGTGCTAAAGATAAGCTTGCTGAATTACAACAGAATTTCATTGCTCGTTCTGCAGAACTAGTTAAAGAATCAATTACCAAGAAACTAGAGTCAGAAATGACTCAACTCAAAGAAGATATCCAACTTGCTCGCGAGAACTTGTTTGGTCGTCAAATCTTTGAAGCTTTTGCAAGTGAATTTGCTGTGACTCATTTAAATGAGAACAAAGAGATTCGCAAGCTACAAGCTGTTGTTGCTGCCAAAGAGCAAGCTCTAGCGGAAGCCCGTGAGCAAGCTGAAAAAGCTGCAATAATCGTTGAATCAAAAGACAAAGAAATTAAGATTATTAAAGAATCAACAGAGCGCAAGGAAATTCTTGCTAATCTATTGAAACCTTTAAACAAGGAGAAAGCTGTAGTCATGAGCGAACTTCTTGAAAGTGTGCAAACTGCTAAGTTGCAAGGCGCATATGAAAAGTATCTACCAGCTGTTCTAAACAACACAGCACAGAAACTAACACAGCAAAAAACTGTGTTGAGCGAAAGCCGTGTAGAAGTAACTGGTGATAAATCTGCTAATACACCTAATGTTGAAGAAAACGTTCATAACGTTTTTGAGATTAAGCGTTTGGCAGGGCTAAAGTAAACCCTAAATAGGAGAAAAGGAAATAAAATGACACAAGCATTACTAGAAAGCCGTTGGGGCGAAACTAAAGACGCTCTGTTAGAAGGCTTAAACGGTTCTAAAAGAACCACAATGGGTGTAGTTCTAGAAAACACTCGCAAGCACTTGATGGAAGCTGCAACCGCTGGCGCGACTGCTGCTTCAAAC